GCAAGGCGTATTTTCATTTAACTAAAAACAATGGTAAAATGTAATAGATTTAGTACAGCGCTAAGCGCTCAATTACCCAAATTACCTACCGTGGTTTTTATGGTATCCATATTTAATACTAGCAGCACCCCTTGCGGTTACAGCATCGTAAAGCTCTAAAAAGTAACCAATATGAATTTGCTTTTTATTATAGTTAATTGTAACTCTCCATTTGTTTGTTTTTTCAAACCAGCTAACTCCAATAAATCCTGATTTATTATTAACCCCTCTAGGTCTGTTTTTTGCGTTTTCTTGGTAAGTCACAGATCTAAGGTTTGACATTCTATTATCGTCCTTGCATCCGTTAATGTGATCTATTGCATTAGGTAGCTCACCATAAAGATAAAACCAAGCTAATCTGTGGGCGTAGCGCGGGTTCCCTCCGATAACTATCCTTAAATAACCGTCTTTATCTTTACTGCCCATGATGTCACCGACATTGCATCCTTTGCATTTTACTACCCTTATAAAGATCCCTGTATCCTTATCATACGATGCTATCTCTCTTATCTCCCTTGCTTCTTCATACAGACTCATGATTTTTAACCCCTTTAATTGCAAGCGTTAACATATTGTAATCCTTGCTACCAACAACTGAATGCTTATAAAACCATTCATCAGTCCTATTTATATAAATAAGAAACTCCTTTAAAGAGTACCCTTTAATATTTATAAGTAATGTTAGTTTGTTCATATATACCCTATATAACCTTATGTGTACCCGACAATACAGTGTATTCACCAATAAGTAAATGAGTGTTATAATAAACCCCAATCCCAAAGGGTATAAAACTTAAGGTTTAACATGTTAAACGGATTAGATAAAATAGACTTAACCTCGCCTGATGCTTTAGAGCAGATTAATGCACTAGCAAAAGGTTTGGCTGACAAGAACACTGAGTTGCTTGGCAAAGTAACTGATAAAGATGGTTTGACTGCTGCTGAAATTGCAAAATTACAGGGGCTTGAAGAGTTCAAGGCTAACTCTGATATCAAAGCCGCTAAAGATGCAGAAGATTGGACTGAGGCATCAAGGTTACAAGATGAAAAGCACAAGATAGCTCTGGAAGCTTTGAGCGTTACAGGCAAGTCCGACAAAGAATTGATAACAAAATTATTAATTGAAGATGGATTAAATAAGGCACTCGACGGAGTGAAAATTAATCCAGCGTTAAAAGTTGGAGCTGAAGCATTGCTTCGTTCTGGCGCAATCATTACCGATGGCAAAGCCATGATCGGTGATAAATCGCTAAGCGATGCAGTAAACGAATGGGCGGCAAGTGATACAGGCAAAGCGTATTGTCTAGCTCCAAACAACTCCGGCGGAGATGGTCTGGGTGGTAGTGGTGGTGGTCAAGGTAAAGAATTGACGCTAACAGAAAAATCTATCGCAGCCAACAACGCTAAATAAATTATATTAAATTAAGGAATAATCATGGCTGAAGTAAGAATTGCTGACATCTATAACCCGCTTGTTTTCTCAGCGGCAGATCAAGAAGCACAAATTGAATTGAACGCATTTATGGCCTCTGGTGTAATGGTGGAAGATCCACGAATTACAGCAATGGCTAGTGTTGGTGGTAATATTGGCGAGCTGCCATTCTTTAAACCATTGGGAACGCAAGAGCCTAACTACTCAGATGATGTTACGGGCAACTCATCTACCCCGAATAAGATTACTAAAGGTATAATGAAATATCGCCTTGCTAGTCAAAATCAATCGTGGTCAACGATGGATTTAGCTGTTGATTTGGCATTAACTGATCCTGTGCTGGCTATCACCAATCGCGTTGGTGCTTACTGGGCTACAACTAACGAACGCCGCTTGATTCAATCAACAATGGGTATCTTAAACGATAACGTTACGAATGATTCGAGTGATATGGTTGTTAATATTGCTACTGATGCCGCTGGCGCAATTACTGCCGCTGAATTAGTTTCTAACGATGCTATTTTAGACGCGCAGCAAACTGCTGGTGATCATCAAGCTGGGTTTAGCGCTATTGCTATGCACTCAGTTGTTTATAGCCGCTTGCGTAAGCAACAGTTAATCACATTTATTCGTGACGCTGATAACAACACGTTATTTTCAATGTACGGTAATTTACGTGTAATTGTTGATGATTCGTTAAGTGCTGTGGCTGGCGCTAACCGAGTAACATATACTACTGTTATCTTTGGTAGTGGGGCCGTTGTTGCTGGCATGGGTCGAACTAAATACCCTAGTGAATTAGATCGTGATCCTGAAAAGGGTAACGGCGGCGGTCAAGAGACTTTATACTCTCGTCGTGCTGACATCATTCACCCACTGGGTTTTGAGTTCAGCTCTGCCTCTGTTGCTGGTCAATCTGCTACATTAGCAGAGCTTGCAACAGCTGCTAACTGGTCTAGAGTATGGGAACGTAAAAACGTCCCGTTATGTTTTTTGCAAACCAATGGGTAATATCAAAGGGGTGTAAAAGCCCCTTTTTATTTAAGGGAAAATTATGGCTAAGCAAGAAACAGAATTGACATCAACTCAATACAACGACAAAGTATGGGCTGAAATCAAAAAGCTAGAAGATAAAGTTAAAGATTTAAAGTTAACATTAAAACCCGCAGAACTAGCCAAGCAAGCAAACTTAAATGATTGCAATAAATTGGCTCGTAGCGCAAAGGTCACGCCTGTAAAAGTAGATCCCAAACGATTAGCTGAAGAAAGCTCAATCAAATAAAAAAAGCCTCGTTAATACGGGGCTTTTTTATAAGTAAAAATAAGTTATAATAACCACAGGGTTGAGGGACCCTAGACTAGCTAGTCGCACTATTCCCTCTAAAACATCCCTCGTTTTATGATTCCCTCACTATTTAATTAATTGAGGGTTACTCATGCCTACCAATAGATCAAGAACTGAAGAAGAAGAAATGCTAAATCATTTACTTGTTAGTATAGTTATAGCTAACGGCGGAGTGATTATAAGCAACGATAGAAATTCATTATTACAAAGCTGGCTAGCAGCGATAGGGGGATAAAATGCCAAGTGTAAATCTACTACTCGAACAAATACTTGCCGCTCAAGAGGGTGGCGGAGGATCGGGAACTAACGGTTTTATTGATTATAACGACACATCCACGACAGCAACGGCAGTGGTACTTGTTGGTAATACATGGACAGTTATGCCAAATGACGGTCTAGGCGCATTCACTAACAAAGCTTACGCACCTAGTGGAGTTACCGAGTTAATGGATGTTTCAACAGGTAAAATAGATCCTACTGAGTTACCTTTGGGATCAACAATACTTGTGAGAAATGACTTTACTGTCACCCCAAATACTAACAATTCACTGCTTGAGTTTAGGTATACTTTAGGGGTGGGCGGTGGCGCTTACACATTAGAAAAAATCATAGGGAGGCTGGATAGTGGATCGGGTATTGGGTACAGGCGATCATTGGTTCCTGATATGATATATATGGGTGACACTAACAGCAGAGATAACCACATAGGGCTAGAGGTGAGGCTTAGTGCTGGTGGTACGTTAGTTAATGCGGGTTCAGCTATACAGGTGATAAAACAATGAGTATTACAATATATAAAGATAGTTCAGCTAACGCTATATTTATCGAGGACGCAAACGGGGCACAGTTTTTAAATAGTTTGCAGGCATCGGTTGATAATGTGTCGTGCTCTATAATGGACACAGCTAGGAGTATAGAAGTAACCACAGGTATAGGATTTTCTGAATATGTTGACGAGTCGGGAAATACTTACGGAGCAAGCGCGGAAGAAACTTGCGACGCTTTGAACGCTATTTTTTCCAGCTCTGGAACTCCGACAACTAATCTACCATCAATAACCAGTCCGTTAACTCTTAGTAGTGTTCAGGGTTCAGTAATAAACTATGAACTAACTTCTAATTACGGGGTGGGTTATGAATGGGACTTATCGAACGTTTCAGGTGTTACAACAGTCGAGGGTAATCCGAGGAAATTAATAGGAGGTTCTGGGCTGGTTAGTGGCACGTACAACATACCCGTCAAAGCAATTAATTATAATGGTGAAGATAGCGAAACGATTGTTTTAACAGTTGATACGCCAGCATTCGCGAATACAAAATCAGTCAACTTTGGTTTGAATAACTTTTTATCCGCTAGTGCTGGAGCGCTGCAAAGCACATTAGGCAGGGCTAGTAATGGCTCGGGTTCATCTGATGCTTGGTCAATAGCATTTTGGGTGAAGCCTTCAACTAACGCTAAC